GTAGCCGTCTGTGCTAAAAAAACCCCCTCATTGAGCGCACCCTTGCGCAGGTTGCATGACTTACACAACACCCTCAAATTATCAAGGCTATGATCGCCTCCGGCCTTGCGTGGGATGATGTGATCGATGTGCATCTCACCTTCATCTGTGCCACACAATTGACAGCTTCTACCATCACGCATAAACACTCGCTCGCGTTGTTCTCGGTAGCGTCTGCTGTTTAGTTTATCTAATGCCATCCCTTATCCTTAAAGTGTTGCCATGCTATACATGGCTCACCATATCTATGGCCTATGTAATCTAATCCCCATTGTACTTGTTCATAGCCATTAAGTGTGGATAAGTACTCACTCTTACCTTGTGGTATTCCATAATGTGATCCATTAACTGCATCTGGATTCCATGCTGATTCTTTACCATAAAGAGCAGCTAAGCATTTATATTGCTCTACATTTCCATCTAATAGATATAAAGCATATTCTTTGTAGCTTATGTAGTCTTTTTGTATAGCACTTGTAGAGCCTGCGTCAGGCATAAAGCATAGAGCTATCCCAATACCTGCAAGCACCCCCCGCGCTATCCGCTTCAGCGGCGCGGGTTGAGCCTTTGAGAGGCTCTGCTGTGTCAGGGTACCGGATGAGTCAAGCATATCTGTATAAGTGCTGGTCAGAGCGGCGTGTCGCTTCATTGAGACCTCCTTTTATTGCCCTGTGGATAACTTCTGTGGATAACTATTTATCAGTTGTATAGAAGCCCTTGCCCTTGAAGTGCACAGCTGTAGCTGTAAAGCCTTTGACCATGGGAGCATTGCAGTAAGGACATGGCACTACTGGTCTACTGTCGAATCCATGAGTGACCTCTTGGAATAGATTGCAGGTGACACATCGGTAGTCGTAGGCTGGCAAGTTAAGCATCTCCTGATCATGTATGACCCACATCCAGTACACCGGTCTATGTCTGCCTCTGTGGGTTGATTGTCTAAGTGACCGTATTTAAGTAAGAGTAGTGGCAATAGATCCTCAAGCCGGATAATGCAGGCATAATCCTCTGCGTTTTCACCTTGTCCGTTGAGTCTAATAACACCGAATCCGAGATCCCCCGAAACGGATGTCCGCGCTTTCAATTGTTTTAGATACGCAAGCGGTTGAAATCCAGCCCGAGCCTTGACTTCAACATCAAACGGTACATTAACAATATCTTTGCCACTACCCCTTCCGACACATGCGCCCGGCCACTGAGTCGATAGGTACTCAGCTACTACGCGCTCTGTACGGAAACCTCTGTGTTTCCTTGCTTGACTAGCCATTGACTGTGCTGCATTTAAGGCACTGCCACGAAACAATTCCATTAACAGCATCGGATGATATATCCACTAGATTCTTAATCTGCACTGGCTCATTGCACAATTGACATGGCACAAAGGCCGACATCAAATCTACCCATTGACCATTGATCTTAATACCAATGTTTCCCATTATGCTCTCGCTTTCTGTGGTTGCCATTTACCTGCACTGTTTAGCTCGTACCATATTGCCGGACACTTGCCTTCAAAGCCGCCATGACCTAAAGCTGTGCATTGATAAGCAGCCCAGTCCTTGCCGGTCTTGGCACTGTGTCCAGTTTTCCAAACCATTGATCCATGCTTACATTGTGGCACTTCTGACGCTTCTGCTGTGCCCATAACTTCTGTGATGTTTTCCATTGCTTTGTCAAGTGTTATTGGTGCATCTACTACACTCAAGTATTGACCAACGGGTGTAGTCCAATAGTCCTGATCATCCTTGACTTGTGCCACTGCCGGCTTGACTGGCTTAGCAGCTACAACCTTACTCATTTCCTCGCGGCTTGGTCTTTTTCCTTTAGGCGCATAACCTGCATTTGCAAGTGCTCGGCCGATTGCCGAAGTCTCACAATTCTCCAATGCTGAAGTCTGATTAACACCTCTAGTACTAACTGTCTCCTCAGCATACCCGGTTGCCCAAGCAACAGAATCGTTTGCATCTTTATACAAATACGCCTTAACAATGTATCGAGCAGCCTCGACAACCTCCAACTCAGTTGATATGCGAAACGCTGGATAGTCCTTAATAAACTTTTCAAGTCGAACCTCCACTGGCTCATAGTCGGCTAAATTAAACATAAAGATCGTTCTCCTCTGTGGCCAGTTGGCCGCCTATTGCTCCGTATGAGCATAAGTCCGTCCAATTGTCGATGTGTTGTGCTGATTGATTAGTCCTAGCAAGTTTAACAAGGACCATGATCCCTGCGACCTGATAGTCGTGAATTGGTGTTTGTAGGTATGCACTGAGGAGCATTGCGGTGTGTTGCAAGTTATCCGCAGGGTGACCGTATGAAAGGCCACGGTCGCGGATCGTGTCGGTTGCTGAGAGTAAAATTTCACTAGCTTGCATCTTGGGTTACTCGCTGATAGTTCTTGCCGACTACTACGCCTTCGCGTTTGCCTTCGTTAAACCCTTGAGACCAGCCCACTACATACCACAGCGCGTTAGCTGCTAACAATATAACTATGATTGGAACTTCAAATGACATTTTGTTACCTATCTGTCGCCAAGGCCCTTGCTTGGCTAACAGGATTACGGTCTCATGCCTGTCTGACATTGTCCAACACATTTAGGTAACGAAACGATAACGATTTCTAAGCGTATAACTTTCCGTAAAGGGTAAATGATCCGTCTTTGTTGATAGGCACTAGCATCGGTGACACGCGATCACCATGGGTTTCGATGACTGCCACGCTCATCTGCCAATTAGCACTGCCAGCCTTCAAATAAGAGGCTTTTTTCTTGTCCATAACATTACCTGCCTCCAAGCCCCACAAAGTCCTGTATGAGGCTCCTATGCCCTCTGTAATGGCACTGATACCTGCTCTATGAGTATGTCCGCAGACTACTGACTTGCCAAATTTTTTAGCCAGACCTAGAGCTGTAAGTCCGGCATTGCTGTTCATTGATCCTTCGTCTCCATGGACGAGCACCCATCCTTTGTGGAACTCAAAGGGCTTTTCATGAAAACGGATCCCCATTGAGGCGAAATCCATAAAACGGGAGTATTTGAGTTCTGGAAGTCCGATGAGGCTAGGAGCTCCTCTAACGAGAGTGTGGTATAGACGATCGGTGTGGTTGGATCGAGTGATGTCCGTTGTTCCGAGATCCCAGAGGATGTTTTGAGCCAGACTTCGATCGGCATCTAATTGACCCTCATATTCTAGGTGCGTGCCCTTGGCCCATTTGCTTTGAGACTGCATATCCAGTTCATCACCGGTGTTTAACACGAGATCAAACTTTTCTCGTTTTACTAGCTTGATTAGATTTTTAACGGCTTGCTCGTGATGATAAGGGATCTGTAAATCCGATATCACTAGATAGCGTTTTTTAATCATCATCCTCATCTTCGTAATCACCGAACCGTTCCGGCTCAATTGGATCTGGCAAGATCCATGCAGGATAAGCAGATCGCTCTACGATGATTCCAAGAACAGTCTCCTCATCAAAGCCTGCTCGCTTAAGAGATTGAGCAAACTCATACATCCCAATGCAGTACGCATCGAGAGCTGAGTAATCTTGCTCTACTAGATTCTTAGTCGCTTTTCTTGCCATGAGATAATTGTCACCTTTCTAGTAAGGTAATGATTGTTTCGACACGCCCTTCAAGTCGATTCAATCTATCGTTCATAGAACTTCCGCCGTTAGGTTTTAGTTCAGCAAGGTAATGCTTTACTAGCCAGCGGATAGAACCGACAAAGCCAGTAATGATTGAGATGACTGCAACTGCAAGAGCCGCCCAGTTAAGGGCGTCCATTACTTTTTAATACCTAGTGCTGTGTCGTTAGCGTTTAAGTAACGAAGCACTGGTGGAAGAATAGAAGCAATCCCAGCTGCAATGAGTGCTTTAGGATCTGTGACCCCAGCTGCTGCCATTGAAATAACTGCTACTAAGAAGGCTCTAGCCCATGAACCTGCTGCTGTTTTTAATTCATTCATTGACTTGCTCCTAACATAGGTACTTGAAAAAAAGCCGAATCATTGTCAGCTTCTTTTGCAAACGAGATATGGCAGTGGTGGTTATGCTTGTTTGAACCTTCGTATGGTCGCCATTCCCAAGACTTTTTGTCTGAGGCGATACGACCATCAAAGATAATGTAGGTAATTCGTTTTTCTTTTTTAGACTTGCATAGGAGACGAATCTGATCTGCAAGATCTGGCATGAGGTCGGGCTTAGCCCTACCACTGAGATCACGATCAACATCGATGGCACGAACCCAGCCATCAACATCGGGATTATGATCGCTAGGGCGAGCTGCGTGTCGAGTATCACCGATCCAACCATCCGATGTGCGGTCACGACTTGGGTATGAGTCATCAAACTGTTCCCGAAGTTGAATAGCAGCTTTACTTAGTCTTGGCTTCATTCGTCACACTTGGTGTGGATTGTTCCGCTTGTCGGCGGTCGTATTCTGATTTCAGCATTGAAGTAAATTGATTGTTGCCTCTGTCAATGATTGCGTGTGTCTCTGTGCCGTTCATTGTTTCTACTTCTATAAAAGTTACATTATCCATTGTCATCTCCTAAAGTTCCGCACTGAATCCGACATAACCAGATGCGCTTGTTGAGTTCACTGAATAAGGGAAACGAACAGTCAGCCCACTCGCAACCGTCATTATTCCGTAAGCAATTGCAGGACTTGAATCTGATGAAAGAGTTATTGCTGTAATAGCATAACCAGAAAGTCCATCAACCAATTGAATAGTACTTGAATCTACGCTGCTCGGTGTTGTTCTCATTGTTACTGGTAATGAAAAAGCATAAATTGCGTTTACACCGTTTATACCCGAAACGCACATTGGCAGAATCCATTTGTTTGATACACCTGCTGTGCTTCTGTAATAGTACCTTTGACAAGCGGCTAATTCTTCTTGAATTGTTCCAGCGTAAGTCTTAAATGGTGTGGCTACTGACCCCACTTCTAACTGCACGCCAGTTATTTCGAAGTAATCTGCTGCGCCAGCAGTGCCAGTTACATTTGCAGCGAATTGGATACACATTTCTGTTGCGGTTGTTGCGATTGTGCTCGTGTATTGAAATCTTTGCCAAGTGGTAGTCAAAGTAGCATTTTGATTTATTGCTTGCGTGTTGCCTGTGTAGCCTGGGTAAATAACGTTTTCGTCTGTACCTGTGCCAGTAATTACAAGCGCATTTAACAGAGACGAAGTTGGAGAATAATTCGCACCTTTACGAGCATAAAATGACAAAGTAACTGTTTTGCCAGCGTAAGCGATTGAATTTATGCTTTCAAAATTTTGTGTCAAATAAATTGCAGATGTATTTGCATTGCCGTTTGTGCGTTGTACTCTTGCACAATACTGAATATTTGGTAGATTTGTTGTGTCTGATGTTGCTTGTCGCGTGACTGTTCGGTCGGTTGTTGCCGAAAATGCTTGCCACCTGTCAGCCGCGTAATAAAGACTATTTGTTGAAACCCAAGTCGTTGAGGTTCCACGTTGCCAAACTTGAAATGCTGAATTTAGAACTGGATTGACATTGACGGGTGTTTGATAGCGCAAGCCTGTTGAAGTTGAACTATCTGCTATAAGTGTCTCGCCATTGTTGCCTACTGAAAGGTTGGCAGGAGTCGATGCGCCTGTTGCAGCTGCGATAGATCCCTTGGCTGTGTATGTGCTTTTAGGAGTCATTGTTGCCATAGTCGTATCAATGGCATTACCCATCGTGCGAATGGCAAGTGCACCATTTTTGACTAGGTCGGTATTGTCTGGCTCTGGCCAGCTATAATTCGGACTTGTTGCCATTTAAGATAGTGCTCCTGTCGCGTTGTTCCAGATAAGTGTAGCATTTGTGGTTGCCCATGTTATTGTGCTAGGCAAAACTGTATCCCATTGTGTCGTTGATAATGAGAACTCTGTAGCTGAGATGTAAAGGGTTATCTCTACATAACTTGGAGTTGCCCTAAGAGCTACATTCTCTACAAAACCTTCAAAGGTGCCACCAAGAAGATTGCTTGGCAGATTGCTGATAAGCACAGGCTGACCGAAATAAACTCCCACTAGGCTGTCAAGCATCGCCGTGGTCATGTCTGGATTATCTAGGCGAAAGGTAATAGCTCCTAGTGAGCCTTTAGGCACACGCCTTAGATTGAGCTCTCTATTGGCAATATCCGTAATGTCTGCAAGGTTCTTGATGTTAGAGTCAAAGGAACGCTCAAACAGGCCGTAAGAGGCTATAGAGTCGGTATCAGAGGTACTGTAGGTTGATCCGTATCCTGTGGCATAGCGATAGATAAGGCTGTTACGGATGCGAGCAGTCTGAGTTGTGGATTTGATAGAGGATGGTGATGCAAATGAGCCATCGAGGAAAGTATAGCCATTTGCTGCAAGAGTGTTAGATCTGTGGTCTGCATCGTCATAAGAGACATCTCCATCTTTCTCCTCGTAAAGCTGACCTAGTGCGCTAGTAGCAATTTGGTCTGCAAGAGTCTGAGACTTGGCAGAAGGACTAGCTGCAAGGGCAATCATTGTGTAAAAGCCTGAGTCAATAGTGCCAATGTAGGACTCGGCATCATTCCATGTGACAGTCGCTGGATATGTATCCCATATATCTGTTGGGGTTACTTCTGCCCATGACAGGTTAAGAGCTGCGCCAAGGATCGCACTTATCTGTGCGCCATCTAAACCTTCTGCAAGGGCTGTGTTATAAACAACCTTTGTCAGTTTAGCCAGTGA